CAAGCCAAACAAATAGAAGACCGGGGGAGCTTAAATTAAGCATAGCACTAGTGTGCCCGAGAGACCAATTATTTGTCCACATTAATTTTAGTGCTTGTAATCTTGCTTCGGCATCACGTAAATGAGGTGTTGGTTGAAAGGAGTTATCGCCATGAATCGCAACCACTTGCGACCAATACCGAATCTGACTAGAAGATATCGCATATTTTTTTGAAAGAATTTCCGATGATTCTCCTGATAAGAATTCATTAGCTATGATAATTTTTAAATCTCGACTATATTTTGACATAAAAAGACCCCCAGTTATTGGTTGTCCAACTATTGGGGGTCACTTCAAATGTCACTAAGGTTTTTATTCACATCTTATATTTCTAACGTTTTTTTATCTTAGCTGTTTGTAATCATTTTTTTTACAAATCCATCCATTAACTAACTTTTTTAGACTGTGTCATTATCTATACCAAGCCAACTAGACATTTAAAATAAACACAATCAGCTCATTCGCTCGCCCTATTGGTGATTCGAATTTAGTTTATAGAGTAAAAGTATGAGTAAAAAATTTTATACCTTAATTACCCAACAAGGGGCTGCATTAATAGCCAATGCTACCGCTTTAGGTATTCCACTCAAATTAAATATGAAATCCATTTTGGCACAACTATTCATTTAATCGATACTATGAGGATAAAAAAATGAATCAAACATATTATACAGTTTTAACCCAAAAAGGGATTGCATTATTAGATAATGCAACCTCATTAGGCGTTCCACTTAAAATAACTCAAATGGCAGTGGGTGATGGCAACGGTAATATTACTACACCTGATGCAACCCAAACCGAATTAGTTCATGAAGTTAGACGTGCAGCTATCGACAAATTATTTGTCGACAATGAAAACCCTTGTCAAATTATTGCAGAACAAGTTATACCTGAAACTGATGGTGGCTGGTTTATTCATGAAATTGGCTTATTTGATGATAAAGATAATTTGATCGCCGTGGGTAACTACCCTGCTACTTATAAGCCCAACATAATTGAAGACAGTAGCCGAACACAAATGATTAGAATGGTGATCATTGTCGATAATACAGAAGCTATTGAGCTGAAAAACGAAACAACTGAAGTATTTGCCGCGCGGAAATACATTGAACCAAGAGCCGACGCTACTCAAACGACTGCAACTCAAAAATATGTTAATGATACAATTAAAGCAAAAATCACTACTCATGAAAAATCAACCAATCACCCAAATGCCACCACTAGTAACAAAGGTTTTGTGCAACTGAATTCAGAAATTGATTCTAAGCTCGAAACTCAAGCCGCAACGCCATTAGCGGTCAAAAAAGTGTATGATGTGGCAAACGGAGCAGTAAAACGTTCTGGTGACACAATGACGGGGCTATTGACATTATCAAATAAAGGAAAAGGATTGAAAATAGACTATCTTAACAAGGATTCAATGACATTGATGACTTCAGGCGATAGATATTCACATGTGTTTTATGATGCTAAAACTAACAGATCGGAAAGAAAATTAGACTACAATTCAACCGAAAACATTTGGCAATTCAGAAATGTAAATGATGTAACTATTAACGATAAGTCAGTTCTAAAAGCAGGTGATTATGGGATTGGTACAGATGCCGGTGCTCCATTGAGCGATCCAGAAAAACGATTGCACACTGGTTTCTATGGCATACATACCAATCAACTAAGTCTCCCAAATGCAAGTGGTTATGGAACGCTGGCAGTATATGGTAGTGATGGTCCATACACTAAGTACGTTGAACAATTATACATTGCAGATTCTTATACACCAAGAATTTTCAGCCGTTGTGGATTTTTAGATCTTACTAAAAGGGCTTGGGTTGAGTCTATCACAGAAGCAAATATAGATCGTTTTTTAACAGCGCCAGTCGGCGTGCCACAACCGTGGCCTAGATCCTTTGCACCAAAAGGCTATTTATTGTGCAACGGAGCTAGTTTTGATGCAAATAAATATCCGAAACTAAGTTATGCGTATCCGGATGGAAAATTACCAGATTTACGAAAGTGGGATGCTAATAAAGATATTCAATTTATCTATATAGTTAAAGCTGAATAATCAGGAGGATATTGATGAAATACCAATTACAACCAGAATCAGCTGTATTAGATAATAGCGGCTTAACAATTTCAGCCGGCTGGGTCGTTGTTTATAATGTTGACGCTAAAGGTGAATTTTTACAAGCCACCTATCAATATTTACCAATTGGTGTCGGCTTACCGGCTAATGCTTATTTAGAAGCACCACAAAGCGTTAAAGACAGTCAGGCAATCATTCATGATGGTCAACAATGGACCTATCCTAAAGATTTACGTGGCACTAAAATTTACTCAATTGATACGGGAGGAGAAACTATCCTTCAAGAGGTCGGTGAAATTCCTGATGGTTTTACTGAATTAAAACCAACTAGTGAATTTGATAGCTGGGATGGGGAAAAATGGCAGTTTGATAAAAATAAACAACATCAATATGAAGTCAATCAAGCTTCAATCAAGAAAAATCAACTTCTCTCTGAAGCAGCTTCACAACTCAGTTATCTACAAGATGCGGTTGATTCACAAATTGCCAGTGAGCAAGAAACACAATTACTCGTTGAATGGAAAAAATATCGAGTGCTGGTAAATCGTATTGATATTGAACTAGCGCCAAATATTGAATGGCCAAACCAACCAAAATAAAGTAACGAATAAACAAAAACTTTAGTAAATTTTGAAGTGGCCTCATAAAGTTGGACACTTTTATTAAGCGGCTTGTAAGGCCTGATTTCGATATTCAACCGGAGTCAGGCCTTTTAATTTGGCTTTAATCCGTTTGGTGTTGTAGTATTCTATATATTCTTGTATTTCTAACGTTTTGTTATCTTAGCTGTTTGTAATCATTTTTTTTACAAATCCATCCATTAACTAACTTTTTTAGACTGTGTCATTATCTTTGCCAAGCCATTTTATAAAATGCAAATCTAATGCACTTTATAAGGTATTTATAAACTAGACATTTAAAATAAACACAATCAGCTCATTTGCTCGCCCTATTGGCGATTCGAATTTAGTTTATAGAGTAAAAATATGAGTCAAAAATTTTATACGTTAATTACCCAACAAGGGGCTGCATTACTAGCCAATGCTACCGCTTTAGGTATTTAAATCAAATTAAATATGAAATCCATTTTGGCACAACTATTCATTTAATCGATATTATGAGGATAACAAAATGAATCAAACATATTATACAGTTTTAACCCAAAAAGGGATTGCATTATTAGATAATGCAACCTCATTAGGCGTTCCACTTAAAATAACTCAAATGGCAGTGGGTGATGGTAACGGTAATATTACTACACCTGATGCAACCCAAACCGAATTAGTTCATGAAGTTAGACGTGCAGCTATCGACAAATTATTCCTCGACAATGAAAACCCTTGTCAAATTATTGCAGAACAAGTTATACCTGAAACTGATGGTGGCTGGTTTATTCATGAAATTGGCTTATTTGATGATAGAGATAATCTGATCGCTGTAGGTAACTACCCTGCTACTTATAAGCCCAACTGCCTTGAAGACAGTAGTCGAATACAAGTGATTAGAATGGAGATCATTGTCGATAACACAGAAGCTATTGAGCTGAAAAACGAAACAATCGAAGTATTTGCTGCGCGAAAATACATTGAACCAAGAGCCGATGCTACTCAAACGAGTGCAACTCAAAAATATGTTAATGATACAATTACAGCAAAAATCACTGCTCATGAAAAATCAACCAATCACCCAGATGCCACCACTAGTGCCAAAGGTTTTGTGCAACTGAATTCAGCAATTAATTCTAAGCTCGAAACTCAAGCCGCAACACCACGAGCGGTCAAAAAAGTGTATGATAAGGCAGTAAAACGTGCTGGTGACACAATGACAGGTCAATTAACTTTATCAAATAAAGGATTGAAAATAAACAATGATAACAATGATTCAATGACATTGATGACTTCAAGCGATAGATATTCACATGTGTTTTATGATGCTAAAACTAACAGATCGGAAAGAAAATTAGACTACGATTCA